TTTTTATTTTAACTCTACCTTATGGCCGTAACAACTACTCGCGACGAAGCAGGGAGATATGTCCGTGAGTGGAAGCCGACCGATAAGCAGAACGAGTTTATCCAGATTCCATTTGAAGTATTTGAGGGATTCTTTGGCGGAAGTGCGGGTCCGGGTAAGTCAGAACTCCTATTCATGTTACCCGTATTATATGGCTTCCATGAGCACCAGGGTTTTCAGGGTGTTTTGTTTCGCGAGTCCTATCCACAACTCGAAGCGTCACTCATTAAACGTGCTGTACCGATTTATAATTTATTCGGAGCCAGCTACGACTCTACTAAACACGTTAGCACCTTTCCATCAGGGGCGCAGATACGTTTCAACTATCTTGAATCCGATAAAGACGCGCGCCAACATGATACGAACGAATATCAGTATATAGCGTTTGACGAATTAACCAGTTTTAATGAATTTAGATATACGTTCCTGACTAGTCGTGTAAGGAGCATTATCGACGGAGTTCCACCTATAGTAAGAAGTGCAAGCAATCCTGGTAACGTAGGCCATCTATGGGTTCGGCAAAGATTTGTAGAGGGGGCACCAGATGGGGGCAAGCTACTATATGACGAGAACTCTGAGACTTATCGTATATTTATTCGCGCGTTTCTTACTGATAATCCATACCTTATGCTTAAGGACCCTGGATATCTTAGGAGACTTAGACTATTACCTCTGGCGGAGCAGCGAGCGAAAATCTACGGCGACTGGTGGGTCTTCGCGGGACAAGTCTTTACTGAATGGCGAGATCCTTTTTACGGAACTAAATTCCCCGACGAGCCTAGCAATGCTTGCCATGTTATCGATGACTACACACCACCTATGTGGATGCCAAGACTTATCGCTTGCGACTGGGGATACCACCCAGGAAAAGTCTGGGTTGGATGGTTTGCGGCTACTCCCGATAAGCGAGCCATTCTTTATCGAGAGCGGGTCTGGTCCAAAACTAATATCGCTGTCTGGGGAGCAGATGTTGCTCGTATCAGCGAGTCCGAGCGAGAATCTATTAAATCGTTTAAACTAGACCCGAGTGCATGGGCTAAAAGAGGAGAGGACCACTCTATAGCAGAGCAGATAATGGACGCTACAGAGATGCCGTGGGATAAAGCTGATAATGACCGTATAGGTGGTAAGCAGCTTATGCACGAATATCTCAGGTGGAGTCCTAAACCTGCATCTTATAACGCCGTAGGTGGGTATAATGAGGAGATTGCATTTAAGATTCTCAGGAATCAAGGTCCAGATAGATACAAGGAATATATGGCCTTATTCCAAGAGGAGGAGCCGGAGACAAACTTACCGAAACTTCTTGTTTGCAAGTCCTGCACTGAATTTCGTAAGGTTATCCCAGCTTGCGTTTATCCGGAAGAAGATAAGCCAGGAATCAAGGCAGAGGACGTTAAGCAGTTCGTAGGCGATGATGCGTATGACGGTGGCAGGTATGGCATAAAGGCTATCGATGACTTTTTTAATTTATCTACGCATGAAGCTGAGAAGGTTGATAAATTGGGTCAAATCGTTATGGCCTTGGACCGGACCAACGACTGGAATACCTTCTATAGACAGATGGCAAAATACGATAAAGAATACAGGTTCGCAACAACGTCTGTCCCTAGACCAAGGGGAAGATACAACGCGAATCTCACGCGGCGTTTTCGTTTTAAGCCTCACTAAGGCGCAGTTACGTGTTCTCTGCTTGGACCTTTATTTTGATTTAGATAGGTTAGAGAAGGCTCTTGTCCATGCGCGCACTGATTCGCAGCAGCAGACAGAGCACGCTCAGATGTTATTAGAGAAGTTAGTAGACGACAAGTTAGCTAAAGCAGAAGCTATACAGTCTGCTCCAGTAAACTTAGAACCAGTCCAGTCTCGTCGACCTTCATGGGGTAAGATAAGGCAGGACTATGAGACTAAACAGCGAGCCGCTTTTTGGCAGCAAAAGATAGCTGAGCAAGAAGCAGCAGACGCAGCTAAAGACGCGCTTAAGACGGAAGGGAAAGGAACACAATAATGGCCGCAGCAGTCGCAGTCTATGCTATACCGATAGGAGTTCCTACGTCTATCCTTCAGAATCAAGTTGTGGGACTTCCTAGCAGACTTTGCTTTATTCAGTCTACAGTCGCTATTGATGGTTCCGTCGATGGGACTACATGGGTGGCTATGACTGGAGCTAATACTACTGGTGTCAATTCTGGAGCGCGCTTCGCCAGATGCACTACAGCGGCAGTATCTATTTTGGCTAAAAGGGCCTAACAAATGTATCCTCCTGAGGAACCTCCGCTAGACCCGTCTATGATGATGCCGCCTCCAGATGCTGGGCCTTTGCCCCCAGTGGCTGAAGCCGACCCGTCTATGGATACGTCTATGATGATGCCTCAGGGGGATACTCTAGCTCCTGAACCAGCAGAAGAACCTCCACCTCCTGAACCTATTTACGATACAGAAGAAGCTCGTATCCTTTCCATCTTAATAGACGACTACCTTCAACAGGAGCAGGGACCGCGCGACCTTAACATGAAGGAATGGCGTAAGCATCTTAACTATTGGGAAGGCTTACAATATACTGCATGGGATGCTGGTTCTCAGTCCTGGAAGACGCCCGAACAAATATTAGACGAGGACCCACAAAGTGATATCGACCCATCTCTCTACGCTAAAGTAGTTAATATCTACAAAGCTCATGGAGAGATTCTTATTGGTGCTCTTTCTAGTGGTGTGCCTACTGTTCGCTTTTTCCCTCTGGATGCTGACGACCACGAGGACATTCAGGCGGCCAAGTCGCGCTCCAAGCTCTCAGAACTAATCCAGAGACATAATAGAGCCAAGCTTCTTATGATGAAGGCTCTATATCTCCTCTATAACTGTGGGATGGTCTCTTGCTACAATGAGAACAAGACCGATTTTAGATTCGGAAGCTACCAGACTCCTATAATAGAAGATATCCCGATAATCAATCAGTCATCTTATTGTCCGCAATGTGGCGCAGAGATGGCTCCTCCTACTCAATTACCACAAGGACAGCCTCCCGCACCACCACAAGCTGCCCAGTGCCAAAGCTGCGGATATCAGGGACCACCAGAGCAGGATAATCAGCCCGGCTCTATCCCGATGCAGACAGGGGAGCTAGACAATCCTAGAAATAGGGAAGTCCTTGAGATATACGGGCCTCTTAATGTAAGGATACCGCTTTATGTTAAAGAGATAAATGCGACACCTTACATCTGTCTTGAGGAAGAGTTCCCTGTAGCTCTACTACGTGAAATCTATCCAGAGTTTGCCGATAAGATACAGTCCAGCAATCTTGGAACATATGATAGCGACTTACGTATCCCATCAGTGTATAAGGGCGACATACCTGATGAAATGTGTACAGTCCAACGTGTGTGGTTCCAGCCGTGGGCGCTTAACTTGTATCAGAGAGATAAGGAGCTGATTCAGGGACTTAAGCAGCAGTTTTCTAAAGGTCTGTATGTAGTTAGAATCAACGATAACCTCGTAGTAGAGATAGTCGCTGATAATCTACAAGACCATTGGACTCTAGCTGAAAATCCTTTCTCCGAGACTCTTCATGCGCCGCCTATCGGACGTGGTATGGTCCCACTACAGGATATTGAGAACGAACTTGATAACCTTACGCTGGAGACTATCGAGTTTGGTTTACCGGAACTCTTTGCAGACCCTAAGGTTCTTGACTTTACGGCGTATCAGAGACAGGAGATACGTCCTGGACAGGTTTCACCTGCTAATGCTCCTGCTGGTCGTAGTCTGGGTGAGGGTTTTCATGAAGTCAAGGCTACGACGCTCTCCCGTGAAGTCGATATGTTCGCAGAAAGAATGAATAACCGCCAGCAGTTTGTGCAGGGAACTTATCCTAGCATCTACGGTGGTACTCAAGAAGGTGGATCTGGAACCGCGCGCGAATATGAGTTGTCCAAAGCATCTGCTCTTCAGCGCTTATCTACTACTTGGACTATCTTGCAAGAGTGGTGGGCGCAGGTAATGAAAAAGTCGACAGATAGCTTCGTTAAGCATATGAAAACAGACGAAAACATGGTTCAGGCTAAAGGCTCGAACTTTGTTAATGTCTGGATTAAGCAGAGTGAGTTGACTGGAGCTATCGGAGAAGTCGCGCCTGAAATTGCAGAACCTTTCCCTATCTCATGGACTCAGAAGCGCGATGTTATCTTGAATCTGGTTCAGATGAAAGACCCGATGATAGGTAGTGTTCTCGCTCATCCTGAGAACGCAGGACTTATCGCTGCTACTATTGGCCTACCTGAACTCCATATTCCGGGAGATGATAGTCGTAATAAGCAGCTATGGGAAATCTCCCAGCTTATCATGGCTGAACCTATGCCTGGTGGAGGAATGGGACCTGATGGGCAGCCTATCTTTACGCCATCTATTCCAGTTGACCCAGTTGTAGACGATAACATGGTAGAAGCTGAGATATGTAAGTCTTGGCTACGTTCAGAAGTTGGACTAGACTGTAAGCAGAACAATCCTGGTGGTTATATGAATGTCGTGTCTCATCTCAAGATGCACGACTTCTTTAACGCACAACAGGCACAGCAGCAACAAGAGGCAGAAAATCCCCCTGAAGAAAAAGGTGGAGATAATACACAGAAAGAAGGAGCAGTCGAATGATTATTCCGTCCATGTTTTTCTCTCCGGCAGGTGATGATACTGGTGGAGGAACGTCTGAATTTGAACAGGATATGACCGACCTGGAGGGAACGAATGAGACAGCAGGAGACGAGACAGATAGTGAAGAGTCGGATAAAGATAGCACTTCTGCTGGAGAGGATAGAGCTGGAGCTGAGGAAGATACGGAAAGTGAAGAGGATGAGGAAGGCGAGGAGAGAGAAGACACTGACGAAGATGATGAGTTAGATAAGGAGGAAGAGGAGCCAGAAGAGACTCCTGTATATGCGCGTCCTCCTATCAAAGCTATCAAGGCGAAATATCCTGAGCTGTTTAAGGATTTTCCGCAGCTTAAGGCAGCCTTTTTCGAGTATCCTAAATATGCAGAAATCTTCGCTGATGTAGACAGTGCTAGGGAAGCTGTAGCTAAG